CGATCGCCAATTTATATACCGCCGGTCGCTGCGGTTAGTCCTACCCCGGGACTCTGCGCGGTTGCGGTTCCGCACAGCCAGCTTGGGTGGGGATTTGGGGACAAACGGTACCCCACCCTAGCTGGAAAGAAGAAGCGCTCACTTCTTCGAGGGACAGATGTCCGCAAGCACTTGCGTCAGCAGCGCAAGGTTGTCAGCGCGCCCCATGATTCCACAATCATGGTACTTTTCGGCTTCGCCACAACGCTGTGCCGCCACGGCGCACTGCTCTGGAGTAGCTTCAGGATGGTCACCCATCCAGAGCTTCAACAGTCCGCGCACCGTGCGCGAAAAAGCTTGCTTCACCTCCACGTCCCCAGCCTCACTGGAAGAATCACTGTCACACGCGGGCCCCGCAACTTCACAATGCAAAGGCTCGCACCGGGAACGCATGAACTCCTCACGCATCTCCTGCTTCAGCTTCTTCAAAGTGACCGCCAACTGGCAGTCAACAGTGGGACTGAACCCATCACGCAACAGGGCCTGCTCACGCTGAACATCCTCCTCAACGTAACGCTTCATCTCCACAGGGCGCAGCGTCGACGCGAGCCCAGCTGCCTGGTCGGGCCCTGCCATCTCACAGATGAACAGATCCCCGAACTCAGGCGTGGCAGGACTGGGCCCCGTCATCACAAACACGACGCTGTTGTTCGCCGCTGTGTTGGCCGCCAGCCGATTAACCTTGAACACCCACTGCCATGCAGAACGACTCCGCGTGTCCGCGGTGTTTGGTTCCACCGCAGCCACATTCGTTTCCGCATCGCTGGAAAAGTTCGAAAAGGCAATCAAGGTGCTGATATTTGCAGCCATTGATGAAATGACCATGTTGTAGTTCGCGCTGGTCAACACGTTGTTCCCATGCGTCGCAGACACAAAATACCAACGGTCACTACCCCGAGACACAGGGAAAGTGATCGTCGTATCCGTGACCGAAATGCCGGAAAGTGCCCCTGTCCGCAGCACAGGCTGTGATGCAGGGGTACCAAACGGACCAGCGGTGGGCATGGACAATGAATAGTGCGCATTGACAGGCAAGGGGTTGTCCAACGAGGGGAAGCGCACCCAAACTTCCACCGAGGACCACACCTCGCCCATCTTGACACCTGCACTCGGTTGCTCCCCCACTATCACATAAGTGGTACCATGACGGTACAAAGCAGGGGAAGACCCAGCAGGGACACCTGACCGACCTTCCACAAACAAATGCGGTTGGTTGGTCATGGACTCTGCACACTCCACCGGATGCAACTGGGAGACCCACGGAGCATTGGTCTGAGAAGACTGCAACTCCAAAGCAGTTACCTTGTCGCCGGGCGCAGCCAACTCGGGGTTAAGTTGGGTGGCGAAGCCAACATAACCACCGGTTTGGATGCCCGGAACGCCGCTCACCAAAGTGGGCGACGTCAACGACAAGAACTCAAAACAAATGCCCTTGTAGGTATACTCCTGGAACAGGTTAGCAACCTGTGCCACCCAGGGATTCATCTGGGCATTGCATGGAGTGAGTGGCAGCGTGTACGCAACGCTGTACGCCGACGTGCTCGACAGCACGTCACCGACCAGTTCGCGCTTCACCAAACGCACCCACCCACCAGGAGCCATCGAAAATTCGACGTGCGAGCCACGCTCAGGAATGTGCCCCATTGACTCGGCAGCATCCAGGATTGAATTGCCCTGGGTGGAGCCGTGCAACGGCGCAGCACCGGGCTTAAAAGCCCCTTCCTCAGTGTAGGCACCACTGCCGAAGATTCGACTTATGATCTCGCCGAGACCGCCCTCAGCAAGATCTCCAAGGAAACCACCCGCCATACCAGCAAGTGGAGCAAGTGGTCCGAGTCCAAGGGCGGTGGCCGCAGCAGTTCCCAAAGCGGAACCTGCGGCCTTCCCAATACCCTTGCTCTTGTACTTGCCATGTCCTTCGATCTGCTTAACGGCAGCCGCAGCGGCAACAGCCTTTTTGAGGGCCCTTCTGGCCTTCTTCCCAGGCTTGGGATTTGAGCGCTTCGCAGCTATAGCTACGACCTTCTTCAAAGCTTTCTTTGAAGCTGTCTGCGGCATAGCTGCAACCAAGAAACCACCAAGTAATTCCTTGGTCCCGAGGGGTGCTACTCAAGCACCTACTAATCCTACGCACGGTTGTCAACCCGTGAGCCGTTCGATCCACACTCTTGTGGGGAAAAATCCTAAAACGGCGGACTACGTGCCGCTAGGACTAACTGGCCCTGCTTCCTGCAGTTTTCAAGCCAAGCCTAGGGACTACCCAACAGGGCACGGCAAATAACGCTGCCACTCGGGCCCGTAACGAGGGCCAAACGCACGGCCGTATATAGACGGCCAACAGGTGAATAACGCCACCAGCCGGGTCATCACGCAACCAACGAGCAATAACGCTGCCACTCGGGCTCATATCGAGAGCCACACGCACGACTGTTCATAGACAGTCAACAGGTGTATAACGCCACCAACCGGCACGACGCGTGCACGGGTTATCTGTAACCACCACCCCTAGCCGCAGGGAATTTGCATCAGAGTGTTTAGGCAGTAGATGCACACTGCCCAACCGGAGCTTAATGCACTATGGCGGCCCCATAGTCCACTGCGGCAATCTTGTGAACCAAGGGATGCTCAACAACACTGCATGCGGAAGTGACAGAGCTCAACAACTGCTCAAAGCTCGTCACCTCCTCTGCAGTGGTGTCATAACGCTCACACACCATAGCCAGCACCTGCGCGCGGTCAACGGTTGCAAAAGGCACAGCCATGTTGGGTTTATACTCAAAATCCTCAGCCACAAGGTTACGCAATTGTGCAACCTCATCGCTCGTTGAAATTTGAGCACGACCACGTGCAGTGTCTATGTCCACACCCAAGCGGTCATAGACACTAAGCAACGCTCCCAACACAGGGTAATCGCGGGGAACAGCCGCATAACCCAGCGCCAAGGCGTGCATGATCACAGCACACGTATCCTGATAACTGTCGATATGTTTCACGACCAAACGCGGATTGGTACACACTTTACCAATCTTACACACCGCCCCGGGAAGCGGCATCCATGCAAGCGGAACATCACCACTGGCAGGGCACCACCACCCCTTCAAGAACGTGGCCTCATGCACGTCCACAGCACGGCACTTCGAGCTGAAACCGAATCGCTGTGCGGCATTAATAAACGCCTCACTAAAATCCAGCCCCCGCTCGAACTCCTTCACAGCACTCAAACCCACGGCGAAATTACACAATGAATTCCACCATGTGGTCGACGCCAATCCGCTCCGCTGCATAGCGCCAACATCAAGCTCCAATTTCAAAGGACAATGCGCCTCACTCGTTAAAGGCCCGGTGAACAACTGCTCAAACAGCGCCCACCATTCAGCAGTGACACCCCAAGACCGCAGCATCGGCTTGGCTACAGCCAACAACTGCTTGGTCTGTGTGGTGTCATACATAGAGTAGTCGTTCTCAACGAACTGCCCATACGCACATGCCAACGTATCATCACCGCAAACTGCAATGACGATACCCTCAGCCTCACTCATTTGGCGCATGACCTCACTCAATTCCTGCGCAGAATAACCACTGCAATAATGCAGCGCCACCACATGGCCGCCCAACGAGACAGGTTGCCCATGAAACAACTCATGCATAAGCATATCAACCCCCCGCGACTGTGGCAACAACAACGCGTTAGAATGCCCTACAGGACAAATCATACGCGGTTTCATTACCAATTCACCATCACGGAAAGCGATAGTCTCATTGCACTTCATCATTGCTTTACAGACCACCTTGTCACTGGAAAAGTTCACGGCTATCTGAGACCGGCGCAAGCGAGCACCTCGCGCCCCCCCCATACGCCTGGCACACTCCTCATCGCGAACGACAAAGGTATCCAAATTGCCGGCGTACAACCTAGATAGTACCTGAAACCCTTCCTCAATGAACTGGCCATCGGGAGAGAATTCCGGTTGCACACGAAACCGATGCGATACGGCTACAGCATAATTAACCTCCGTGTTGGCAGGACAACCCATGTTACAAACGCAATAAACAAGAGGATACATCCCCTTGCCCTCGCGCTCACGGGTTGAACTCAGATCCAACACTTCAAAGCTGTCAAACCGCAATCCGTTATACTCAACTACCAATTTACCTCGGGGGTTTTCCACAGGAACGAACGCGGCCATTTGCGTAGCCGGCATGCAGGCTCCCTCGGGTGCGAGCCACACACGCCCTTCCGCAACAGGCCACAACTTTCCATTCCTCTTGGAATCACACAACTCATCCCAGGGTTTCTTGAAAGCGATCAACGGCGGCAATCGGTCCCAAAACAACCAAACCACTGCCAGAATTCCGACTGCGCCCAACGCCAGGACCAACACGATCCCAACTGTCGACCGCAGACCGGTTCTCAGCAATGCGCCTGCCCAAGACCTCTGGCGCAACTGAACAGCCTTGGTGAGCACGCCAACCCTAGCGTTTTCATCCATGGCTTCCAGCGTCCCAGCAGCTAACTGGGACAACGCACCTTCATCACACAAGGCCTCGGCAAGAACTCCCTCTTCTGCAACAGGGTCCTTTCTACGATGCAAAGCTCTCGCGATTCCAACACCTGCGACCCATCCAGCCGCGCTCACCAACTCACGGTTCTTGGCGCATGCACTTGCAGCTTGGACACCAAATTCCAAAGCCGCCTTATAGTGCTTCACCGCAATCCCGTGCGTCGGCCCTCCAAAAGAGTCTCGCAACCACGCCCACGCATCACTAGCGTATTGCGGGGTCACACGCGACTCACTGGTTCGAGCAACAGCAAGCTGAGCCTCCGACGCCTCAGTCACCTGACGGCGCCTGAAGTAAGCCTCAGCTAAAGGCCGCTTGTGTTTCCACATAACATACGCATGCGTTCCAACTCGCAACCGCGTATATTCCTCAGGAAACCGCAAGGCCAAGGCGGCGGTCAACGGATCACGCTCCATACGGCCCTCTATAAGTCGCATGGCGGTATCATACGTAAACCCTTTGGCATTTTGCGCCGATTTATCAACAAAAACTGTGATATCTCGGTCAACCCACACCATCTCCCCCTCAACCTCCATCTCAACAAATCGGTCTTCACTCATAATGGTCGGGGACACAACCCCGCCACCCTTAGAAGGCACCACACGGAACACGGTGTATGGTCCCACTTTCTGAAATGGGTACCAATCCACCACACCGTCGGTGCTATGAGTCCACAACCAATCGTTGTCCGGATGAGCATCGTAGGCCTGTCCACTTTCTGGATCAGGAGAGAAACGTATGCAGCCGGTACCATCACGGACGAACAGACCCTCAACCCAAGAACTATCGGTACGAAACACATCTCCTCCAACCACTCCTCCAGCCCTACCGGAAAAGCGGCGGGTAACCACGTAGCCCAACCTATTGCGATTGGCAACAAGCGGATGTAATAGGTTCTCAGCATTGGTCCTGCCACCTTTGCCGTCACCAAAATAAACATCCTCAACGAGGCTTACATCATACACCCCGCTGCGAGCCACGCGCCTCCCCATTTGGCGTGCTTCTTCTCCTGGAACGTAATAAGGGGCTACATTGTCCCATAGCAGCCCACCGCTCCCTCCACTCTCAAGTGGATTGAACGACCTATTGCGCCCAGCACCGAACCTGTCCTCAACGCGAAGTCCATATCGCCCATTCTGGTCCACATGCCACAAGCCGCACTGGTTTGCCGCATCAGCAGCAACTACCTGCACGGCCCCTTGACGCGCCACCGCACATGTAGCATGGGGGTTAGTGATATTAGAAACCTGAAAGACAGTAAACCCTGCCTTGACAGCCCACGCCCCCGCACGGGCATCCACAGCCGCCACATACAAATCACGTTTCTTCAACCACTTTACAACCCCAATTCGCACATGCTCTGGCACCTCTCGGGCACACGGTTCCCATTCGGGTTCAGAACAAACCTCCCCCGCGACCGGCACAGTGCCAGGACCAGCACCGCCGGACGCAGCATATTCGGTGGCACCAACCACCGTAACGACGGAGCCACCCGCCGCGAAACCAACACCTTCAACAACGGTGCAGGGGACACCAGTCACTTTCTGGAAATCCTCCGCCGCAAGCTGTTTGTTGAACCTCTCCAATTCCTCGGGGCTCAACACACCAGCGCCGTCGTCAATCGGTTTGGCCTCACCCTGAACCCCCCCGGAAACAACCGGAACCTCTTGCGCGCACACCGAAAAATCCGGCACGCCATCCGGATTACAATCACTCTTCATGCACACGCACGGGGAAGGGGCGGAGCAATCAAAAGGGAACAAATCCCCCTTGAAATGCCACACTCGATCTCCATGGCGTTGCTGCCGAGTGTCACTGTACGGCCCATCACGATCACAAATGCGCTTGAGGTACGGCATGTAACACTGCGGGTCCACACACAAATAGTGAACCTGCAGTGTACACATGCGGTCCCCATGCCCACCACAGCAACCGTGCAACACGCAGAGAGGGGCCCTGGGACCCCGTGACGCCTTCTTGCCCATAGCAATAACGAACACGTGGTAGAGGACACCAAT